GCACCTTGGCGACGGCCTTTCTTTCGACCGTTTCCATAGCATAGGCGTAGTTGACCACGTGGTTGTCATCATGGGCTACCTGAATCGCGGCGATGTTTTGCCGTATATCCAGGAACCAATCGATGAGCCAGGACCATGGCGTAATTTGCCATGCAGTCTTCGACGAGAGCGATAGACCCAACAAGGCGTCCATCGCACTGAGGTACTTCTCGAGACGACCGGTAAAACCGGGAATCTCGGGGAGTACGTAGGTAAATGACCCAGAGAAGGTCACGTACCTCGTCTGAGACATGAACAACTGCTTGTTGTAGGGCATATCCTGCTGTCCTTGAGCGCCATAGACTAGCATATCACCTTGCGGTGTGCCAGTCTTCGTCCACGAAGTAAGTGGATCGATACCGCGCCCGGCCCAGATCCGGGGGATCCCAAGTTCGGAATCCTGAAAGATCTCGGCCTTTGATTGGACAGGCAGTCTACCCCTACGCCGAATACGACGACCCTCATCCCGTCTGATCTGTTGGATCTTCAGGGAGACATCGCGCAAAGTTTTCGCGATGTTAACAGCGTCGTCGTAGGTGGGCATGATCCCGAATACCGCATTAAGGTACTCGTCCCCCACGCCACCAACACTCAGTTTATTAAGTGTGTGGAGTGGGATTTGGGGCAATCCGAGAGCAAGCTCGAGGAAAGCACCGGTCACGCTCACCTTCGGTGAAGCAGGAGCCAGTGATGTGAGCAACTGGGTCCCATCGCTCTGCAGCTTTTTGCTGTCAGGAGGCGATTGTGCAAGACCTGTAAAACTGGTCTTGTACTGTGGGGCCGAGGGCAAGGAGCCGAATTCAAACGGCATCCTTGATATCGCGGAAGAACCTACGGGCAAGTCCGATATAAACACCGGGTTGCCTACGCACCGATACGAAACGGGATAACCGTTTCCGTTCGGACGATATCTCACGTCTCGTCGTAGTGAAGTCTGCATACGCTGACTAGACATCTCAAACGGATGACCGTTATCGATGCCCAAGCCAGTGAGTGATTCATGATCACTCTTTGATGCAAGACCACTCGCCTCTAGCTCAGCTAGAAGGCGGGGACCAGGATTAAGATACTCTGCAAGGCCTCCTTCACGGCGCTGTAAAAAGCCGCCGTAGAGATCGACCTGCCGAGGATCCAG